GAAAATCATCATCAAATATTTGTTCCTGACCATCATCATATTTTAATTTTAATAAAATTTTATAAACTCTATCAGGATAGAATCCATCCAAAAACTGATTAAAATAATTACCATTTTCGTCACAACTCATTGATGTATATCCACTATCAAATGGGATTACAAATTCATCAGTAGCAATATCTTTAATTGCATATGAACCACTACTTTCTGGTATGAATGAACCAGTAACAGTTTGAACTGATGTGGAAAATGTTTTTTGAATATATCTTTTTCTTGCACCAATTCTAAATTTAACTCTTTCATTTTCTCTATATTCTTCCCTTAATCCTTGCATGTATAAAAAGTTATCAGCTAATCCACTCATTGTTAATTCAGTTAATGAACCTGTGTTAGAGCCTGTGCAAGGTAAATGGTCATCCCAACGAACTTCAAGTCTTGGTGAAAAAATTGTATGTGTGTTTCTTGAAAAGAATTTTAAATGTCCAAATGTGGTTGTATCTGTTTCTTGACTACCACTAAATCTAATTAACATTCCATAATTTGAATATTGTCCTTTTAACCACATATTCACCATATCAGTTACCTCCACCTCCACATCAGGCGATTGATTAGAAAAAGATTGTGCTGATTGACTAACATTTAAAACACTCACACCATAATTACTCCAAGTCACCTCCGTTCCACCAATCGGATTACTACGATTTTCCCAACTACATCCATTTGTATTTTTTGGGTTGTCACCAAACTTACCCGTACCTTCAACCCAAGATTCTGATATTGGTTGAATGGCTAAAGTGTATTCTTCAGTCATTTCCGCATTACCCTCAGCTTCATACAATCTTAAATAAAATTTTGGATTTGTAATATCACCTTTATGAATTGATTGGGACATTTTAGTAAAATCAGTTCCTGAAAAATTAACCAATGCTCTTGTTTGGTGGTCAAAAGATAAATTAAAAAATTCTTTTTTAACTTCAAGTATTTGGTCTCTTCCAAAGTTTTGGTCTCTAAAAGATTCACCCGTTATTGTATTTGAACCACTTGAAATCCAAGTGTCTTGTGTTGGAAAAATAAAATGATGCATTATCTAACTCTCCCTTGTATATATGTGTTTGGTTGTTTTAATTCAAAAACCGTAGGTGTTGATGGTAATGGTGGTAAAATAATTGTACCATCACTTGAAAGTGCATTATTAAAATCATATTTATATCCAAAACCAACAGTACCTTCATCATCCGCTATAAAACCACCATCACCTCCATTAATATCACTATCATATGAATATGAATAAGTTGCATTTTCAAAAGTATTTTCATCACCATCTGATGTTATGTCATCATAAAAATAATCTTTTTCTTGAGTAATTGTTACATGTCCAATAGAACGAACACCCTCAACTCCCATCAATTCAAACTCTAATTGACTTTTATAAATTGGTTGATTGAATTGCATTTTCTCAACTCTAAAATATTGTTCTATTGTATCTATACATCGTAATTTAACTTGTTGTTTATCAGCATATTTTTCAGCAATAACATCAAAAAATACTCCAAAATTTACTACATATCCATCGGCGAGAACTACGCTGTCTGTCATAATTTTAAATTGTTCAAGATATAATTTTATATTTTCAGTTAGCGTAGATGGTAAATTATCTGTTGTTCTAGTGGTATCCGCATGAGGATTACCAACTAATTGTTTTAAATTATTATATGCTAAAGCATATACTTCTATTATTGGAAATTCTATTGTTTGACTTGTAACCAATGTTTGTTGATTAGTATAATCTCTTTCAGCTGATTGTAACTTATTAAAAAGACCTTTATATGGTTCTGAGTTAGCATAGTTCCCCAGTCCTACATTTATATCTCCATTAAAAATATTATCAACCATATAGTTATAAATTCTACCAAAGTCGTCTCTATTCTCAATTGCATAGACTCGAAGGTCTTCTAAAATTTGAATCATATTAAGAAAGCCTGTGGTTTGGCCAGAATAAGCACCATTACTTATTAATTTATCATAATATAGATATTGAGCATAATCAGGTATTAAATTATGTTTTTGTGTTGATTTTATATTTGAAACATATGCTTTTGCAATATTTCCAAACTTCGCCGGTATGTTTAATACTCTAGCTTCATAGTCTTCTTTTGTTACACATCTGTTTTGTGTTGAGAAAAATGCTTTAGCTTTTTCTTTTATTTCAATCGTATCCTCTTCATCCTTACCACCAACAGCAGGATTTTGATTAGTAACACTTACAAATTCAGCATCTGTGTTTCCATTTTCTGCTGTATCAGTTGGCGCAGTGGTTAAATCATCAGCAGCAACATTTGAATCAATACCACCACCAACACGATAAGTAATTGTTAGAGTTGTGTTGTTTGGTGTTTCACCAAGTGTCGAATACTCGTCTCCCAATAATGGGTCTATACTATCATTTAAATCATTAGTTTGTCCAGGTATGACAACACCCAATTGTTCTAAATCAATAAATCCATCATCAACCACTTGTCCATTTTTCAACACACCATTACCAAATATTAATGAGGTTGTATTATTTAAATTTGTTTCACGAGTAAATCTTTTTGTTGTCGTGATATAAGTCAAAGAAAATGGAACAGGTGTTTCAGATATAACACCAGCTAAATCCGTATAAGCATTTGGTCTATCATCCTCTGTATAATGGGTTTGAATTGGAACTTTGTCTTGTGCTAAGAAATCAACTTCATACCAATTGTTGTTATTTGAATCCACACAAGAAATTATATCAATCACATTAGTATCGGGTATAGTTATTTTTTTAAATTTTTCAGGAGAGCCTATTTGAAATGTAAGTGATTTTTCTGTTGCGCTTATTGCCTTTACAGTTCTTGATAACTGATATGATGTAGCTAAACCAGAATCCGCAGTTGAAGAGATTATCTCAGTATCATTTGAACCTGATATTCGAAAATCTACATGCTCTAATGTTGAAAATATTATATCTGTGTTGTTAGAGGATACTACTTGTTTTTTTGGGTTAAATATACCAGCGTTTGAATAATCTACCTTTGATGCATCAGTGCTTGAAGCATTTACATTTGATGTAAAAGTTAAATCAACATAAGCTGGAACAATTGGTTTTACTTTGTAACCAAACATCTTAGCCATAGTGATTATGTTTCTTCTTTCCTCCGCTAATGGTAACAACATCTCTTGGTATTGTTTATCGATATAAAATGATAATACATCTCCAACATACGCATTCATCTCCAACAGCATCATACCAGGTGATGTCTCATTGAAATCACGATACGAATCTGGAAAATAAGATTTAGCATAATCCATTAGTGCAGTTTTTATAGATGTAAAATCTTTATTCAAATAGTTTACATTTGATTCTTTAAAATTATTTTTACCATATGTTGGCATATTTTATCTCCGTTTAATATCCACTAGCACCAACCTCAGCATCTGTTGAAGTTATATCACCACTTGCAAAGTCTATTGATACTGAGTTTAAGGTGTTTGGGTCTTGTCTTATATTAAATAATATTTTTAGTCTAATTTCATTTGTTCCAACAATTGAAGTACTTTCTATTGTTTCAATTTGTATGTCTCTCACTTCAACGAAAGGTAACCAAAATTCTAATTTATCCAATATAGCATCTTGAATACCAATTAAATTTTCACCTGTAATTTGTTCAAACAAAAGTCTTCTTAAATTTAAACCTAAGTTTGGTTGGAAAAATCTTTCACCTTCATTTGTTTGTAATAAATTTCTTATATTATTTTTCACGGCCTCAATGGTTGTTGAAGTGGTTGCAAAAAAACCATCTTTATTATTATCTCTACGAATTGGTAAATCAATACCAATTTTAATTCTACTATCATTGTCTTCTATATAAGGTTTTTTTGATATGTCTTTAATAGCCATTATACTAACCCACTCGTATCTTCAGGCATTAATTTTACAGTTGTAAAATTTCTTTGGCCATCTTCATCCTCTACATCAAAACTATCTTGTGAATCTGGATCTTCACCAATAAAAACATAACCACCAGCTTCTAAAGCTCCATTGGTTTTACCTATATCCAATCCAGCTAATTTTGCACCTCCTTCTAATAAAGGTGTTACTGCAGTTTGTATTTCTGACTCAAGATTGTCGATAGCACCACCAAGCCCAAGAGGATCACCAATTTGTCTTAATAATTTTAAGACAGGTTGATACTCACCCAACAAAGTTTCTAATTCAATCTA